CAAATAAAGTAAGAGGATTTACAGAACAATGGCCTTCTTGGGTTGGAGTAGGATTCTCGTCTGAGAAAAACGCCCAAAGACACTTTAAATTAACAAATGGTTTGTTTTTAGATGCAAAAACAAGTTTTTTAGATGACCATGCTGCGGTAACTGTAGATACGCCAGCTTGTCTGTATTTTAATGCAATATTTTCATTATATTCCTCGTAGTCGTTCACTAACCCAATTTGGTCAGGAAACAGTTCTAAAGGAACATATTTTGATACAGTATTATCGTAAGTTTGTAGGTAAGTTTTTAAAGCGTATGGGGTAGACCTCATACACTTTGCGTATTCTATTAATACTTGTTCTCTTGTTATGTTTGACATATTTCTTTAAGGATAATTAGAACCCTAAAGAAGACAAGTCAATATCATCCAAATCATCATCACCTTCTTCAGTATCACTTAGTGAACTTTGTTGTAATTTTCTGAAGATGTCATTAGCAATTCTTTCCATAATCTGCTGGGCCTTAGCTCTATCAGACTCATTGTAAGAATGTAATAGTTTGTTCAATTTTTCAAATTCAGGTTTAATTAATTTTGTATATTCAACAAACAACTCACTTTGGATTTCTTTAGCATTGTCTTCAAATGCTGACATTGGGTAAGAACTTAACATTCTTTCCCATAATAAACTACCAACAATGATATCCCACATTTCATTTTCTAAAACATCAGTTGCTGATTTAATTTTTTCTGATTGTTCAGGGTCTTCAGGTAAATGATATGATTGTAACATACCATAATAACCTTTGATTAATTCGTGTACCACGATTGGGAACATAATACCTTTAGCTTTAATAACTAATTTTGGGTTTTGTTCCATTTCACCTTCTTCACCATCTTCCTCGTTTTCTTCCATTTCCCACTCAACAGAACCACCCATATTCATACCTTGTGACGCCATTTGTTGAGCAATTTGTGGTGGTAAAGTCCAATAGAAGTAGTCATTAATTGCCATAACTGCTCCGTATTTGTTTGTAATTCCAGGTTGCATTCTCTCCAATCTCTGTCTCATAAATTCAAACATATAATGACCTTTTTTAGAAACACCTTGTACTAAAGCGTTAATAAATCTTCTTTTTGCAACTTGGAAATCAAAATCCTCATCTTCAGGAGTTTCAATTTCATCACCTGTTTCTAAATCAAATTTTGGTAATTTTGGTTCTTCTTTCTTATCGTCTTTTTTAGCTTTCTTTTGCATATTTTCGGCAGAAACTCCACCCATCCCAACCAACTCAGGTTGTAAATCTAAATAATCTTTAAACTTGTCAGCAATTACCTCGTCTTCAACAAGTTTAACCGCCATCTTTTCTAAAATGTCTTTATTATTTCCACTATCCTCAAAACTCTTGATGTCCATAAATAATGACATCATTAATTGCGTAATTTGGTTTGGGTTTGGCATATCACCACCCATATAATTTCTTATCTTATCTGATAATTCTTTAATTCTTTTTTCACTTGCAGTTTCCAAAAACTTCTTTTCTCCCTCTGCAGATTTTTTAATAAATTCAGATTTTGAAAATGGAGTTTCATCCCTTTCAATAGATTGTTTTAAATTTGGATTGATAGGTAAACTACCTGGTTCTAAATCTATCGGTGCTTCTTTTACTATTTTCTTTTTCATTTTTCCCATTTTTTATATTCTGAAAATTGCATAAAATCAGGCAATTGTTCAAGTGCCTTTGGTTTTGGTAAACTACCAGGATTAGGTAGTGGACTACCCGGCCTAACTCTTGGTTTTGTAGTTGGTTTTACAGGAGCTTCTTTAGTTCCACCTGCCTTTGGTTTTGGTAAACTACCAGGATTAGGTAGTGGACTACCAGGTCTAACGTTAGGTCTTGTCTTTGGTTTAACAGGAGTTTCAACAGGTTGTTCGTTAATCATATTTAATAAATCTCCTTTAGTAATTGTTGGTCTTAAATTCTTTTCAATAATAGTTCTAAATTTATTCTCCAACAACACTTCCTCAGGATTTTTACCTTCTTTAATAGATTTTTTGACACCCATCACACATTTCTCATACTTGTCCATTTGTTTTTTACTCCAATCACTTCTTTCAGTTGAACCAAATTCCGCTCCCATAACTGAAGTACAAATTGCAAAAGGATTTTTCTTAGATTTCTTAGATTTTCTACCTTCTTTCATTTCACTTTCCATTGGGGTAGCGATAGTTTTATTTCCCTGTTTATTAATTTGAAATCCTTTATTGTTAGGATTGTTAGGTAAGTTTACAGGACCATCTCCAGTAATTTCATATGATTTTTTGTCGACTACTTTTACTTCAGCTTCTTTAGTTTCTTTTTTTGACTCGTAAATGAAATTCTTAAATAATTTAGATATTTCAGACTCAGTCATTAATGACAATGTTTTAGGATTAAAACCCATTTTTTTTAAACTTTCTTTTTTGTTAACTAAGCTCATTTTATAAAACTTTTTCAAAATTCAAAATTAAGTCTTTTGAATATAATTTATTTTTTGTATCCTCTTCCTTTTCACCAAATCTGAAAACTAATCTGTCTTCTATTTCTTTATCACTTTCCCATCCTAAAGATATAACTCCGTCAATCGCGTCTCTCATTGAGAAATAGTCTGAGTTTTGTATCAACTCTAATTCAATTCCTCCTTCAGATAAAACTCCAACACTTTCAATATCATTTAACTCAGGTGGTTTTGGATATGTGCTAGCTGGTTCGTGTTCCCAATCCTCTCCCTCAATATCTAATTTATTTGAAAAGATAAATTCGTATCTCATCTCTCCTTTATAATTCGGTCCTAAACCATTAATAAAAACTAAATAACTCATAAAATATTTCCTGATGGAGTAATCTTGATTTGTTGACCTCCATTTTCAAATACTAAATTTTTTCTATCTGTTCTCCCAATGAATTTTACAGTAGGTGCAACCTCCATTAAGTTTTTAGCAACATTTGCTTGAACTTTAGTTACCGACATTTCAAAAATTTGAGAATACTTATTTTTCTTTGGTTTTTCTTCACCCTCATTAACAACAAAATATCTTTTCAAAATGTTTTCAACTTTTAATTCGTCCATTCCAAACATATCTGATGAATTATGAGAAGCGATTGACGATTTGTAAGCTGGTGAACTTTCTTCCATTTCAGGTGTTGGTTCTTCTTCAGGCATTTCCTCTTCTTCTGAAGAAAAATCAGTTTCCTCTTCATAATCTGAAGGATTTTCGTCAGCATCTTCATCTTCAAATCTTGACATAATTTCTTCTTTATCGTCACTTGATAACTCATCAAGATTTAATGCCGATAAAATAGAATTAATTACATACTTAACATCTTTACCATTTAAAGGTTGTTCTTCTTCAATATCTCTAATTTTTTGAGAAAGTTTACCTGTTAATTTTTGAATATCTTTAAAAGAAATCTCATCTTCTTGATTCATTTCTTCACCTTGGTCCATTGACGAATCTTCATCATCCATTGGTTCACCCATTGACAAATCTTCATCAGGCATTGGTTCATCCGAAGGAGGTTCAGGTGATGGTGCAGGTGCTGCGGCCGTTGGTGGTCCCATTGGTGCTGGTTCAGGTGAAGGTTCTTCAGACGGCTCAGGTCTGTTAGGTTGTTTTAACAAATATTTTTTATCTTCAGTGAATAATGAGATATTCTCATCAGTTCCTGTAATTACGTTAACTTCCTTAGCAATTAAGTTAAGTCTTTTAAACGCTTGTGAGTATGAACGGTAATGATTTCTGTTCTTCATCGCCTCAATATATTCAAAGTTTTCATTAACTTCTTTCTTAATTACATAACCAAGCTTTTCTTTGTTGATAGAATATTTCACTCCATCAGCTAAAACAACTTGATATTCTCTACTTGAAACTTCGTTTATTGGTTGAGGAATATTCTCTTTATATCTAGCGATTTCCATAATACGTTGGATTTTCTCCAATCCTTCAAGTTTCTCGCTACCAATTGGTTTTAACTTACTCATTTGTTTTTATTTGTTTTAACGCATTATTAGATGCGCGATTTTATTAAGTATTTTCTAAATAAATACTTCATATTTCGTAAACTTGTTTAATTTTTTTATTTTTTAGATAAAGAAAGTTCTTTGTCAAGTATTTGATTTTCTAAATTGAATAATTTTTCAATGTGTCCCGACCTTCTTAAGTATTTGAATACAATATTTTCATATGAAAACTCCCCACCTTTCTCAAGACCACAACTTCTAAACTTTTTAAGTTTATCTCTATATTTGTCAATAATTTCTTTTGATTCCTCCGCAGATATATCTTCAGTTGTTTCTTTAACTCCGTCAATAATATTAACCCATTGGTTAATTTTGTCTTTTAATATTTTTTTATCAACGTCTATTTTTTCGTGTTTAGGTTTAACAATCCATTCATCATATAAGACTGAATATACTCCTGAACTAAAATGAGATTCATTACTATCCTGCACATAAACCTCAACATCAAATCCGTAAATTTTAATATTATGAACATTGTTAAAAATTGTTTTTTTAACTTTAAAAAGTTCAATATATAGTTCTAATTTATCTTCATCAAATTGAGTAAAATCAACAACTAAATGTAAATCAACATCTGAAAATTTTGACCAATTGTAATTAGCCAATGAACCTGTCATTATTACGTCATCAACAAAAAAATCCACCCCAATGAAATCTCTAAATAATTCAGAAACTTTAATTAAATTTAATTTAACTTCATTTTTTAATTGCGGAGGATTCTCTTCTAAATCCCACACTGTAGGACAAAGTGTTGTTTGTAATTTAAAACTGTCTAATATTTCTTGGTCTAACTTCACAAATATAAATACCTCAAAAATTACAATTTTTTAAATTTGTAATTCTTTGCAATATTCTTACTGAAAAAACTTCCTTGTGATTGAGACATTCTAAATTGAGTATACAATTGGTGAGGGACCTCCTCGTATTCGTATAGTGTTCCATTTTTAAACTCAACAATAAGTTTTTTACTAATTGTATCATAGTCTGTTTTTGTAAGATTAGTTGATTCAATTTCACAGATAATCTTTGTACCTTCAATAGTTTCTTTTTTAATTCCCATAATATTTTGTTTGTTTATAATCATAACCGAAAATCATTGAATTTTAAATAAATTATGTTTAAACTTATAAAAAAAAATATATGACAGATTCAGTTGATGACGGAATGAAACTTCCTAAAAAAGTTGAAACGGGTAGTTCTACTCCTGTATTAGATAATTTTAGTAGAGACCTGATTAAACTTGCCGAAGAAGGTAAGTTGGACCCTGTGGTTGGTAGAGAGAACGAAATTATACGTATTGCTCAGATTCTATCAAGAAGAAAGAAAAATAACCCTATTATCATTGGTGAACCTGGTTGTGGTAAAACTGCAATTGTTGAAGGTTTAGCAATGAAAATATTTGAAGGAGATTGTCCAAGAAATCTATTAGACAAGAGAATCTTGTCATTGGAGATGAATTCAGTTATTGCTGGAACCAAGTATCGTGGTCAATTTGAAGAAAGATTAAAAGTTATCTTGGAAGAAATTCAAGCTAACCCAAGTGTTATTTTGTTCATCGATGAAATTCATACTATTGTTGGGGCGGGTAACGCATCAGGTTCATTAGACGCATCTAACATCCTAAAACCTGCATTATCAAGAGGTGAAATTCAATGTATTGGCGCAACGACATTAGACGAATACAAAAAACAAATTGAAAAAGACGGAGCGTTAGACCGTAGATTTCAAAAAGTAATTGTTAGTCCTTCAACTAAAGAAGAGACCCTACAAATTTTACAAAATGTAAAAGATAAGTATGAAAATTACCACAAAGTAAATTTTACAGATAACATTCTTCAAATCTGTGTTGACTTGGCAGAACGATATATCACAGATAGAGAATTTCCTGATAAGGCTTTTGACATCTTGGATGAAGTCGGAGCAAGAGCACAAGTTGACGTTAAAAATCCTGAAATTATTGAGGAGCTAAAACGACAAGCTCAAGATATCAAGAAACAAAAACTTTTAGTAGTTAAAAAACAAAACTATGAAGAAGCCGCAAACCTTCGTGATAAAGAGAAAAAGGTACTTCACCAACTTGATATTGAGAAAAAGTTGTTTGAACAAGATTTACTTGAAAACAGAAAGGAAATCCCTGAAGAACTTGTTTATGAAGTAGTTTCAACAATGACCAAGATTCCATTAACCAAATTAAGTTTGGATGATAAAAATGTGTTATTGAATTTGGAAGACGAATTAAATAATTCAGTTATTGGTCAGAAAGAAGCAATTGTTAAAATTGCAAAATCAATTAGAAGAAACCGTTTAGGTATTAAGGACCCAAATAAACCAATTGGTTCATTTATTTTCCTTGGTTCAACAGGTGTTGGAAAAACATTATTGGCTAAAGAACTGGCAAAACAGATTTTTGGAAGTGATGAAAACCTTATCCGTATTGATATGAGTGAATTCCAAGAAAAACATACGGTATCCCGTTTGATTGGTTCTCCTCCGGGTTATGTTGGTTATGATGAAGGTGGTCAGTTAACTGAACAAGTAAAAACTAAACCATATTCAGTGGTATTATTTGACGAGGTTGAAAAGGCTCACAAAGATATATTCTCAGCATTACTTCAACTTTTAGATGAAGGATATATGACAGATAGTTTTGGAAGAAAAATTAATTTCAAAAACTGTTTAATCATTATGACATCAAACTTGGGTGTTAAGAAAATGCAAGACTTTGGTACAGGAGTTGGATTCGGTACAGGAAATAATATATATGCCAACGAAGAGTTGAAAAAGAATATGTTAAACAAGGAACTTAAAAACCATTTCGCACCTGAATTCATTAATCGTTTAGATGAGGTTATTGTATTTAACACTCTTAAAAATGATGATATTCAAAAAATCGTTAGAGTTGAAATTGGTAAACTTCAAAACAGATTATCAAAACTTGGATATAATATCACATTTGATGAATCAATTATTGAGTACATTTCAAAAGTTGGATTTGATGATGTGTACGGGGCACGTCCGTTGAAGAGAGCAATCCAAGAGAAGATTGAGGACTTCATATCCGATGAAGTATTAAGAGATAACATCAATACCAATGACACTTATATGGTGTCAATAAATGAGGAGACAGTCTCAATAGAAAAAACGGAGACCAAACCTGAGAAAAAGAAGAGAAAAAGAAAGGGAGAATAAATCTCCCTTTTTTTTTATCCAAAAATATTTCTTGGTATGTGTTTGAATGGGTATTTTTTTAACCCAAGTTCTTCAATCATTTTCTTACCTGAATGAATTCCCGCAAATACTTCATCAACAACAACGTATTCGTTTCTTGTGTGATAACTATGATAACCTACTGAAAGATTAATACAAGAAAAATCAAATTTTTGTTTCAACTGCCAAACATCGGTATATGGATGTTGCATAAACTTTGGTTCAGACAACATATTTTCATTCAATACTGTTTTGGCGGTTGTATGGAATATTGAATCGGTTTCAAATAATTTAACACCATAACAATATTCAGTTACCATATAGTCATCAGGTGCGTCAAATTGAATTGCGTAACCAACATCACTGAAAAACACAGGGTCCGCTTTCTTTGACCCAACACAACCAATTTCTTCTGATACAAAAAAAGCAACTTTAATCACGTCAAACTCCTCAAGTAACTGAAGACAGGCGAACACACCGCATTTATCATCACCACCAATCCCTGTTGGTTGACCCTCGTCATTATACGCCTTAAGACTAAAACTATTGTTACCTTTAGAGTCCTTCAAATATTCTTCACGAACATTGATAGTATCCAATGGATGTACCGTATCGGTATGGGCTACCACACAAGGATAAAACTCCTCGTCATCCAATTCTCCTTTGGTCACATAGATGTTACCAATCTCATCAATTGTGAAATCATATTTTTTTTCGGAAAGATAATCAATAAGAAAATCAATCATTTTATCTTCCTCAAATGTGTGGGTAGGGATAGATAAAACAGTTTTTAAAAAGTCAGTGTTTTCAATCATAGTTCGTAAAGGTACGAAAAAAAATCAATTAAACAATTCTGGATGATATAAATAATTCAAAAAATCTTCAAATGACATTTTAGATTGTTTCGCATTTCCATAAGAAATACCTTTGTCTTTTCTTATTAATTCAATTTTACCTTTTTCAACACGGTCTAATCTAAATACTTGATTAGTTTTCTCACCATAGTTTTTTTGTGTAGGTAAATCATACCATACACCAAATTTATAATTTAACTTTGATATTTTTTCATAGATTTCTCTGTTTTTAACTAAATCACCTTCTTCATTTTGTTCGTCAACTTTTTCTTGAATTTTATCCAAGTTTGATTTAACTACTCTATCAAATGATTCTTGGTCAAAGTTTTTACTATCATAATAATTGTAATAATCTTCATATAAATCCTCATCAATTAACAAATTAGATTGGTCCGCTAAATTTTTGAGTACTTTTAAAATTCCTTCATCTTGTGGAGTTTCCGTTCTTTTCCACATTGATAATAATATGTCAATTGTTGTGTAATATTGACGAGCACAAGTCTTTTCATAAATCCCATATAATGAAAATTTATCACAAGTTCTACCTTGCACATATTCTCTCAATCCTTCAACTAAACATTGGTCATATAATTCCGCATATTCATATGAAATTTGAGATATTTCATTGTTATATGCTTCGTTCATTGTTGAAAAAAGCTCTTGTTCATAACGACCCCATTGGTCTTTACTATCCAATAATGAAGGATTAATTTGTCTAACCAATGAAATAAATTGTTCTTCATTTTCCTTA